ATTGATATGGATTTTTGGTGAGAATTCAGTGTGGCTTGCTCTTAATAAGAAATTTATATCTGATGAAGATATGAAAGATTATATAGAGTATGCTATGCTGACGTCACCAGAACAATTGTCATTACAATTATCAATAAGTACTGAGGCAAGGCAGCAATGGGAAAAGATGAACAAGTTGCATTCACAATTCATTACACTTTTCGCTTCTGAAGAGACAAGACCTGATATGAATCATATTGGTTTTAAGATTTATGAGAATGCCTCTCGGAAATTTGCAGAATTGAGAGAGGAGTATGAGAAAGTCAAGAATGCTACAGAAGCTTTCCGGCCTGAACCCTTTATCATGTGGATTTATGGAGAACCAGGTGTTGGTAAAACGTTTTTACGAGACACCCTGGCTTCATATTTCTATGTGGTTCACAAACAGCATGATCCAACAATTCCGGATATTATGGAGACTGGTTTGACCTATGTTAGGAATCCGGCTGACCCATATGTTTCTAATTATCGAAAACATTTTTGTTTTTCAAATGATGATGTTGGAAATAATAGAAACCCAAATAACCCAGAATTTGCAGAAATAATGGGTATGGCGTCAACTAATCAAATGAGATTACCAATGGCAGAGTTGAAAGAGAAAGGAATGCTTTTTGCAAGTAAGTTAATTTTGTTGCTTGCTAACTCGCGAGATGTTAACAGCAACAATTTAATTTTGTTTGAGGAAGCTTTCAATCGACGTCGGCATGTTGTCATTGAAATGTTGAGACCTAACAAGGACAAACCAGGCTTCAAAACGTCAAAGAAAGATCATGGTAAAGTCAGGTATGTTATCAGAGATCCACAAAACTCTGAGACCATACTTCATACAATACCAGAAGGTGAAGGATATTGCTCATCTGAAGAAGGTATTCGGTTATTATGCTCATTCTTCCGAAATGTTTATATTGATCATGTCAAGGAACAAGAAGAGTTTGTTAGAGAGAAAGAGAAAACTTTCCAGAAAGCAAAACTTGGCAAGACAATATTTGACGATGAGGAAGGTGATGTATATACCGATGCCCCCAAGGATGAGATTGAGATGCAAGAAATGACAGCTCAAAGTTATGCTGTGCTCTTCAAAATGTCTTTAGCAGCTGAAAAAGATCCAGAAGTTGCTAAGGCATTTGATGGATATGTTAAGAATCCAAATTATTGTACTAGAGAGCGAATCTGGTTAGCATTAGCTAAAACAGGTGGTATCTCTAGAGAAATGTTTGATCGATTCACCGCATATGTATCAGAAAAGAAGCAAGTAACAGAAAAAGTAACTAAGAGCCAGCTTGATTCAGTAAAACAGTGGCTAGCTCCAGTGTTGACCAAGGCTCAAGACTATGTCAAACCAATTGGTGTAGTTTTGGGTTTATGTTCAGCTATTGGTGCTGGTTATGGTATGTATCAAATGTTGTTTAAGAAAGATGAGGAGGTACCTAAAGTAAATCAGCAGATTTATGATAGGGGTCCCATCTTTCGGGAGCGACCTTTGGTGCAATCATTGGATATTTTATATGGTAAGAGGGTTGATCAGTGTTTCGATGTTAAGTTTGAGAAACGCGAGATACCTTTTTGCCATGTAAAAATGGCTAAAGTTTTGAAAGATTTTGTCAAGGATTCTGATACTGATGCTTTTGAATATTATCATTTGTATGATGCATTATTCAAGAGAATCACTAAGCGTTTACCAGGAGTGGAAACCGAAGAAGTAAGTTTGCCAATATTAAAACCGTTGGTAAACATACAGATGTATGATAAAGGTCCTATTTTCAAAGAAAGACCTTTAATACAAGCTTTAGAAGTCACTCATGGCAAAGCTTTGTCAGAATGTTTTGACATATCTTTCGAGACCGAGCAAATTCCCTTCATGTTTCAGCAGATGGCTGGAGTGTTGACTAAATATGCGTCCGATTCTTCTTATGATGCTTATGAATATTACACTTTATATGAAGCAATCATTAAGAAGATTAGGAAGCCTATTAATGGAGTTAGGACTGTTAGATGCAAACTACCAGTGCTGACCCCAAAAGTTAACATTCAAGCTTTTGTTGATATTGATCCAAGATTGATGTTTAATGAGAAACCAGAAGTACAGAGTGCTTGTGATGAGATACCTCTTCTGTGTAAGAATTTGTATGTCTTCTCCTACACTACTTCTAGTGGTCGATTTTTGAGATTACATGGTGTAAATTTGAAATATAATTGTTTCTTATTACCATGGCACTTCTTTAGTCACTACGAAGAAGGAAATGTAGTAGAAGTCAAACGACAGGGTGCACAAGGAGGTGAATTGTTGCGACAGTGTGTAATACCTTTTGATGCTATTCATCGTGTAGGTGATTCAGATTGGGCTGTTGTTAAGATAGACTCTTTTAATCATGGAAAATCTATTTTACAACATTTTGCCACGAAAGAAGATCTTAGACAAACTCGAGTTTTTGAAGGAGCATTGATCTCTTATGATCCTTATCAGAGAGAACATTTGTATATATCACAGCTCGGAAAAGTTTATTCTTATGATACACCTATTGATGTGGTTAACGATGATGGAGAAACAGTTTACCATCGTAATGCGTATAAATACAAATTACAAACAGTAAATGGTGACTGTGGATCCTTATTGGTGGCTACAGATAATAGGATGCGTCGTAAGATTTTTGGTCTTCATTTTGGATATAGTCAACATTTGAAAGAAGCCTATGCGTCTATAGTACCTCAAGAGGAATTAATAAAAGCTGTTATGGAATTGGTCCCAGCTGTAGAGAGGTTTGAAGTGCAGGATCCAAAAATTGTTGTTACAGACATCCAGTGTCAAGCTAATTTTGAAAAAGATGGGCTTATAGCACTGGAAACTTTTGGAACTGTCACAGATGCCCCTATGCAGCCAAAGAAGCATAAGGATTTGTTTAGGTCGCCTCTGTATGGTAAAATATATGAACCAGAAAAAGATTTATCTATTTTGTCAAACAGGGACACCCGAATGGATCCCGAGCTTCGTGGTGGATTAGAAATAGCCACTCGCAATGTGTTAGGCTTTGCTCCTACTACCACTAGTTGGCCAGTTAAACATCTCAATATGGCGAAGAGTATCTTACAATCTGAATTTCAGAAGTTTGATGCTCCAACCAAGATTGAGATTAAAGATTTAAACTGGGCAATTAATGGTGAGTTAATTAATGGAGTTAGAGTTGATCATTGTGAAGCGTTGAATCTATTAACATCTGCTGGATATGGACTTCCTGGAAAAAAGAAGAAGTATTTCAAGCAGAATGTAGATTTGACGTGGGCTATTGATAATCCAAAATTGCAACAGATGATTGATGAGCAGTGGAGTTCATGGGAAGAAGGTAACGCAATACCTACCATATGGACTCATGCTCTGAAATCAGAAACTTTAAAATTAGAGAAAGTTCGATTAGGTAAAACACGAACATTCTGTGTAGCACAAGCAGCGTTTTTATTAAATTTTAGACGACTGTTTGGAAGCTTTATCTCAGCTATGCGAAATAGTAAGATTAAAAGCTTTTCATGCTTAGGAATGGACGTGTATTCTTCTGATTGGACTTTTCTCTTTAGAGCTCTTCGAGAGAAAGGAGCTCGTGGCTTAGATATGGATTTCAAAAATTATGATAGAGTGGCTATCACTTGGCAACTTGTGAAAGCAGTTGTTGAGGAGATAAACGCTTATTATAATGATGGTCCTGTCTATGCTAGAATGAGACTGCAAGCAGCTCATGATTTGATTTTCTCTTATGGACTATGTGATGGAGTTCTGACAAGGAAGTATCAAGGAAATCCTTCTGGAAATCCTATGACTACTGAGTTGAATAATGCCATTAACCTTCTTATGTTAGTTATGGTTGTTTCAATCCTTAAAGAACGACATCGCATTCAGGAAACTTTACCAAGTATAATGAAAAAGATTGCCGCAAAATTCTTTGGAGATGATTGTATTATCTCTGTTGATGCGTCGTTGGAAGTCTGGCTTAAACCCGCCGAGATGCAAGAGGTATACGAAAGTATAGGCATTACGGTAACACCTGCTAGCAAAAATGAAGATACGCTAGGGTTTAAACCTCTTGATCAGCTTACCTTCCTTAAGTGCAATTTTGTCCCATCTGGTATTCCACAATATCCGTGGAGTGCTGGACTTGATAAAACTTCTATAAGAAGCTTAACGCAATTTTATAGAAGTAATGGACGAGATGCAACTATGGAAGAGGCTATTGAAGAAAACCTAAAATTAAGCTGTGAGTATGCTTATTATTGGGGAAGAGACTTTTTCAACGAACATAAACAGAAGATAAATGGTTATCTCCAAGAAAATGGAATTAAAGACTTTGGATACATCGATCTCGAGTATGACGATTTTGATAGTATCTATAAGTTGAAGCTTGGATTATAAATTTTCAGTTCATACAAAACTTGCCAGTTAAGTATAAAATGGATCAAAATTTAAAATTACAATATGGAACAAGACACATTAATTACACCACATAAAACAGAAATTTTAAATACAACTTTTTTAGAACAGAAATCAGAGTTAAATGAGTCCGCTCTGGTTCCAGGTGTTGAATTTTCATCACCTGATGCTAGGACTTTTTCAGCAGCAGATCCAACAGTTTTACCTACGACAACTGTATTCTCAAAGCCAATATTGGTTAAGCAAGTGAACTGGCAGGTAGGCGATGATATCTCAAATACACCAATTGTAGATTTCAACCTTCCTTCTATTTTAACTACTGTCCAATCACCAGCTTTGGGAATGTTGTCGATTCATTCATTATATAAAACAGGTTTTAGGATTAAAATACAAGTAAATTCATCCCCTTTTCATGTAGGCCGTTTGATAGCAGTTTTTGATCCATATAACTTATCTGGCAAAAATGTTGCAGTACCTTATAGTAAGGTTGCTTTGACAGGGTTGCCACATGTTTTTATTGATGCAGCTAATTCAACGTTAGGACATATAGATATACCCTTTATGACATTAAAAGATTATTTTACTACACAAAATTCAGATTCAGATTGTAATATAGGGAATTTTAAACTTTTTGTCTTTAACAAGTTAGCTATAGGGACTGGAGGATCAACATCTGTCAGTGTTACTATTTGGTTAGAGCCAATATCGACTGATTTGGTAATACCAGTAGCACGGCATGATGTTCAACTTCAGGCAGAGAATATTGTTAGTGGTTTGACATCCTTGTTGAGACCAATTGGAACATCAGTCAATGGCATGACCGGAGGAATTCTTGGTGATGCTGTTGGCTTGCTCCAGGGAGTTCTCGGTTCTGGACCTAATGGTAAAGGTAAAGGACGAGATCATCCTGAGATGCCTGCACCAGAAAATTCTGGATTGTGTTATTCGATTCCTAATGTTTCTAATGGAACTGGAGTTAATCCTAGTGATAGGTTAGCTCTAGTACCATTGGAGACTGAAGTCTCAGCTTCTGAGTCACATCCAATGGCTCTAGGAGATGAAACTGATCTTAAGACAGTTGTTCAGGTACCAATGTTACTTGATACACTGACTTGGAAGGATACGTATAAATTCAATTCAGTTTTAAGGTTTTATCCAATTACACCAACTATCTCACAAGGTTTGCAAAACAATAATGATTTTTATGTAGAACCAACTTTCTTAGCTTATTGTTCTTCAGCTTTTCAATATTGGAGAGGATCAATTAAATTCAGATTCGAAGTTGTTGCCACTCAACACCACACTGGACGATTGCTGGTTGCATGGGTACCAAATGACGCTATCAAACTAGTTTCTGGGGAATTAACACCCAGTATTCTAGGGAGAACGCCTGGTATCGATGTACTATCGCAATATCCATGTGAGGTTTTTGATTTGGCATTAAACAAGGAGTTTGAGTTTGTTGTTCCCTACAATTCACCTACTAGGTACAAGTATGTGTCTCAAGACTATAAGATTTGTGGCAAAGCATCGTCTTATGACTATTGTGTAACCACACAAGATGAAGGTCTTGGAACATTGTATCTAGTAATTCAAAACCCTTTAACTCATCCTGGTACTGTTGCAGGAGATGTTGATATTAATGTCTTCATATCGGGTGAGAAAGATTTTGAGCTTAGGGCAGTTAGGCAACCGACGTATACTAATCCATCTATAACAATTCAAGGAGCGTTAGAGTTAGAGAATACTAGGTCAAAAGAAACATATCAAACAGGAAATATTATTGGAGTGTCGAATAGTGAAGTTCCTCAAGATATGATGCAAGGGTCAAATAAGGAAATGGATCTGAAGTTCTTATTAAAAAGATATTATCCATCTGTTACTCGCGTACTTAATCCTAATTCAGGTATGTATGCAGTGCAAGATGTTATAACACCAGTTAATACTATTAATAGGACATGGCCATCAAAGCCATCAGCAGATTTATTATCTTATTTTTCCCGAATGTATAGATTTTGGACAGGAGGAATTAACTATTTGTACACTTTCAATACTTCAGTCAATGATGCGTTATTGACTACTCTGACTCATGATTATGGATATTTTTCTTCTGAATTAAAGACAGAGTTAGGCAATACGTATGTGTTGGCTTCAAAAACAGATACCTCAGATGCTTTTACAGATTCTAATACAAATTATTCAACAATACATAATTTGAGAGTGAATCCGCACATATCTGTAACCCCACCGTATCGATCAGTATACACCAAGTTATTGGCAGATGCTGGTCATAATGATTTATCATTAGCGGATGGGATGGCAGCATATAGTGTGGGCATTCTCAATATGAGATTAGATTTCACAAATGCAAAAGAGAAAACAATAACAAATGTGCTATATAGAGGAGCGGCTGATGATTTCAGACTCTTCTATTTAGTGCATCCACCACAACTTTATGTATCTTCAACAACCCCTGCAGGAGTTGCTACTCGGAAGAAGAAGGCACCCACGGTTGAAGCTGTGAGAGATAAAGTCGGACTTACTTATGTAACGTTCGAGCTAAACTCGCAGTATATGATTTCAACATCTAATAAGGTTCCATTTGCTACAGCAAATGAAAACACTTATAAGATTATGGGAGTGCCAAAGTTAATCAGAAACAAGGAATTTGTTTTTGATAACTTTGAAGCTCTCAAAGAGTTGGAATGGTTTAAACCGAGGAATGCCTCTTTTAAAGATTTGGCAATTCTTCCAGATATACATTTTATTCCCGAATTTGAAGCTAGCTAGGGACTGGACACTCACACGATGGCAGCATCCAGGATGTGTTGAACATAATAGATTAGATTTATAGGTTTTTTCCGATATTTTTACCGATTTATTTAAGCATGTGTGCAACTATTGAAT